TGAGACGCTTTGGGGCGTAACAGAATCAGCACCAAACACAGGAATCACAACAGTATTGACCGCAGCCACAGGTGCCGTGTTCACATTCTCAGTGTTGCCAGTGTTTCCAAGTGCGGGCGGTTCTGCACCTGATGCACAAACCGTTTCAATGTCATTTGTTGTCATTGGATTACCAGCCGAAAACTTCAGTTAAACCAACCAATCGGGAGAAAAAATGAAACTACCAATCACAGTTGAATTCAATTCGGGCGAGTCAGCCACTTATGTGGCTGCCCCACCTGAATGGGTCAAATGGGAAAAGCAAACAGGTCACACGATCAGTCAAGCACAAGAAAAAATTGGTATATCCGATTTAGTCTTTTTGGCTTATCACGCTATGAAGCGGGAAGCCGCTGGAAAGCCAGTGAAGCCAATCGAAGCATGGACAGAAACAATTTCTGACGTGGTAGTTGGTGAGGCAGACCCAAAAGTTACGCAGTCGGAAGCCTAAACAGAATCGTTTGGGAATTGGTCATTGCGACTGGTTTACCCAAATCAGAATTTGAATCGGCTGAGGACATATTGACCGCAATCGAAATTTTGGAGAGGCGCAATGGCTGAAGATGCAGTTGCCTACGATAAGGCAGAATTGCGTGCAGTCATTCGCGCTTTCAAAGTCATGGACGATAGTTCTATTGCTGCCGCCAAAACTCAATCCAGTGCATTGGCTGATTATCTTCAAAGAAAAATCCAAATGAAAGCGCATCAAGTAAGGTCATCAAAGGTGGCGGGCAAAATTGCTGACGGTTCCAGGGTTAGCAAATCGTCCAAAATAGGTGAGATTTCTTTCGGATTTGCTGGTCAGAAATTTAGCGGCGGCGGAACAACTCAACAACTTTGGGGCGGTTCTGAATTTGGTTCAAACAAATACAAGCAATTTCCCGTGTGGTCAGGGCGTGAAGGCCGCGGTTCCCGTGGCTGGTTTATTTACCCAACATTGCGCGCCGAACAACCATATTTGTTGCGAGAGTGGGAAAATGGCTTTGACAAGATTCTGAAAGAATGGGACAGATAAATGGCTGGAAGTAGAACGCTCAAACTTGCGTTACTGGCAGACATTGCTGATTTCTCAAAAAATATCAACACGGCTGGTGGCCAAAGCAAGACATTGGGTGACCAATTTGAAGATTTCGGCAAAAGAGCAGCATTGGCATTTGCAGCAGCAGCCGCGGCTATTGGTGCTTACGCTGCTGCCGCCATAAAGAACGCCGCGGCTGATGAAGCCGCACAACGCAATCTTGCATTGACAATTGAAAACACAACAACTGCAACTTCAAAGCAAATTAAAGGCGTTGAGGATTACATCAGCAAAACATCACTGGCTATTGGAATCACTGACGATCAATTGCGTCCAGCATTTGGCCGTTTAGTTCGTTCAACCAAAGATGTCGAAGAAGCCCAAAAATTATTAAACCTTGCGCTTGATATTTCTTCAGCCACAGGAAAGCCATTGGAAGCAGTGTCAAATGCTTTAGGCAAGGCGTATGACGGCAATCTTACTTCACTCAGCAAATTAGGTTTAGGACTTGATGCGTCAATTTTAAAGTCAAAAGATTTTGATTTAGTTTTTCAATCATTGACGGGAACATTTGGTGGATTTGCTGAAAATGAAGCCCAAAGCACTGAAAAAGCATTTGCCCGCATCAAAATTGCCAGTGATGAAGTTCAAGAGCAAATTGGCACGGCATTGCTTCCATTGATTCAAGAATTGACCACATTCATTTTGACTAGTGTTGTTCCAGTTATTCAACAGTTTGTCAATGGCTTGACGGGCGTTGGTGGGCTTGCTGAAGGTTTAAGCGAATCAGAACAAATGGGACTTACATGGGGCAAGCGCATTAGAAGCCTTATTGGGACAGTTGTTGAATTTAAGGACGAATTGATAGCCGTTGCGGCCGTTATTGGAACCATTTTTCTTGTGTCAAAAATAAGCGCGGCCGTGACCGCAACCATTGCTTTAATTAAAACTCTTATTGCCGCTTACAACGTTTTAAAAGCATCAGCAATTGTGACTGGTGTTGCAACGGCATTTGCGCTGAACCCATTGTTGGGCGTGGGTGCAGTTGCTTTGGCCGCTGGTGTTTTGGCTGCTGCAAATGCTTTGGCCAATTCTAGTCAAGGTGAAACACAATTTGCGGTCGGTGGTGCGCCTGGTGCTATTAGCGGCGGTGGCGGTGGGTCAACTTCAGGTTCAGGTGGCACTGGTGGGGGAACTACATCAGGCGGTGGCGGTGGCGGCGTAAGTGCAGCCGTGGCATCAGCAGTTGTTGCAACTAAAGCAATAACTGGTGGCTTTACTGATTCACAGAATGCTGCACGTTTGGTTGCCGCTGGTGGCGGTGGCTTTACTGATTCACAGAATGCTGCACGTTTAGCAGCGCAAGCACCCACAATTAACTTAACCGTCAACGGTGCAATTGACAAGGAAGGCACTGCCCGCACGATCGTTGAAACATTAAACAGTTCTTACTATCGCGGCACAGGCGGTGCAAGCGCACTTCAGGCAATCTAATGACACAGTGGAATCCCATTTGGAATGTCGAAATTGACGGTGTTGCCTATACCAATGCAATTCTTGCAAACCTGACAATCAGCAGTGGCCGCCGCAATATCTACGAACAAGCGCAAGCGGGTTATGTCAACCTTCAATTGATAGATGTAAACCAGGCTACAATCCCTGTTTCAATCAATTCAAGCATTACCGTTCAAATTAGAGATTCAAGCAATACATTGATTCCCATTTTTGGTGGCAACGTTGTTGACATTGGCCTAGAAGTTTATGACGTGGGTTCGACCACTTTTACACAGACTTATTCAATCATTGCATTGGGCGCATTGGCACGCTTGCCAAAAATCCTGGTTGAGGGCGTATTGCCAAAAGAATTTGACGGTGACCAAATTTGGGACGTTCTAAGTGATATTTTGCTAAATAACTGGTCAGAAGTTCCAGGGGCTTTGACGTGGGGAACCTACACACCAGCAACAGAAACGTGGGCAAATGCCCAAAATGTCGGGTTGGGAGAAATTGACCGTCCTGGTGATTATGAATTGGCAGCACGTTCATCAAATCGGACTGACGTTTATTCATTGGTTTCAGCGTTGGCCACGTCAGGGCTGGGATATATTTTTGAAGACGCCTTTGGCCGCATTAGTTACGCTGACGCGACACACCGTAGTCAATACCTTCAAGCAAATGGTTACGTGAACCTAACGGCAAACCATGCCCGTGCGACTGGAATTCGAATTGATACCCGTGCGGGTGACGTAAGAAACTCAATAACCATAAAATATGGCGCAACTTCATCAAGTGAAGAATCGGCCGCTGATGCGGCTTCACAACTCACTTATGGCAGCCTTGCCCAAATCATCACAACAACACTTTACAATTCTGCTGATGCCCTAGACCAAGCGGAATTTTATTTGGCATTAAGAGCCAACCCGCAACCAATTTTCAGCGAAGTCACTTTTGATTTGACCAATGATGAATTGGACAATTCCGATCGTGACAATTTGTTGAATGTCTTTATGGGTCAGCCAATTTTGCTTAATGATTTGCCACCCAATATGTCATCAAGTGCATTTCAAGGATTTGTCGAAGGCTGGTCATTTCAAGCCAGTTACAACCAACTTTCAATCAGCCTTAATCTTTCGCCCGTGGCTTACAGCCTTCAGGCATTGGACTGGAGCCAAATCAGCGCGGCGTTCACATGGGCGGGCGTGTCGGGTTCTTTAGACTGGCAACGTGCCACAATTATCACATGACAAGGAGAAATAACTTATGACAAATCCCACAACCCCCTTTTCCTGGCAAATGCCCACGGCCACTGATTTGGTCACGGATTTGCCCGCTGATTTTGCGGTTTTTGGACAAGCGGTTGCCACTTCTATGGCTGATTTGCTTGGTGGCACAACTGGTCAGGTTCTTGCAAAAGCAACAAACACTGACATGGATTTCACATGGGTCACAACAGATGACACCAACGCAATCCAAAATGCAATTGTTGATGCAAAAGGTGACTTAATTGCCGCAACGGCGGCTGACACACCAGCACGCCTAGCAGTAGGAACAAATGGACACGTCTTGACTGCTGACTCTACACAAAGTACAGGAATTAAATGGGCTGCTCCCGCAGGCGGTGGCAAAGTCTTGCAAGTAGTTAGCGCAACTACATCTTCGGCGGTTACACACGCTACGGCTGCTTACACCACAACTGGTTTAACTGCAACAATTACGCCAACTTTAAACACGAGCAAGATTCTTGTTCTGACTTATCAAGCATGGCAAGCAAGTGTGAACGGCGTTGAAACTGCTAACGGAATCCAATTGGTTCGTGATTCAACAGTTATTGCAGGTGGAGTTAATAC